AATGGAACAATTAAGAATAGACTGGTGGAGTAATTTTAACGAAGAATTATACTGCAATTATTTAATAGCAAAAGACGAAAAAATGAACACTTATAAAATACTATACAAATACTATAAAGGCGCTAACACTGACGCAGAATGTTGCCAGGCAGTAAAGTATGTTAAAGCAGAAGACAGACAGGAAGCTATAAAGCTTTGTGGCTTATGGAAAAAGTTAATAATTAGCATAGAAAAGGTATGAAGAAAATAATTGAATATCTTTATTGTCTTATTATAAATTGGATATATGGAAGAATTGATGAGTAGTGTACTGCACTACATAGAAAAAGACGAATTAAAAAAACGTTGTAGACAAAGAAAATACGTACACAAAAGAATATACTTTTTTAACGTTTTAAGAACTGCTGGATATACATATCAAAGTATTGGCGATTTATTCGGATTAAATCACGCAACAATAGTACACGGAATTAAAACTTTTAAGAATTTAAAGAAAGCAAAAGATCCGTTAATGTTTTTGGATATTGCAGAATACGATGGCAAGTTTAAAATCAATGATACAAAGTACGATTTAAAAACGGACATTCTAAAAGCTACAACGATTAGAGATTTACAAATAATAAAAGGAAGAACAGAAAAACAACTATATAAAGAATTAATTTAGTATATTTGTGCAGTTGGTAGGACAATCAAAATATTTAGAGTATAGCGTAAGTAAGTGTTCCTACCCACCGAAAGCGTTATACTTTTTTTTTAACCAATAATTTATGGCAGAAAATAAAAAAAGCTTTTTACTTTATTGCGACTTATTGCATACGGTCAAGAAGTTAAATGATGAACAGGCAGGAAAGCTATTTAAACACGTTTTAGAGTACGTTAATGACCTTAATCCAGAAACCGAAGACATTATAACAGATTTATGTTTTGAGCCGATCAAACAAAACTTAAAACGTGACCTACAGAAATACGAAAAGATAAGAGAAAAGAAACGAGAAGCAGGAAAGAAAGGTGCTAATAAAAGATGGCAGAATATAGCACCTGTTAAAAGTGCTAAAAAGAAAATGGCAAACATAGCCGTAAATGTTAATGTTAATGATAATGTAAATGATAAAGATATATATAGGCGCTTCGCGCATTTGTCTATTAGTGTATTGGAATATAAAAAGCTATGTGATGAATATGGAGAGGTTAACACAAACGATATATTGGAATCAATAGAGAACTTTAAAAACAATACTAAATACAAAAGTTTATATTTAACTGCAAAGAATTGGTTAAAGAAGTTACCAAAGGAGAATGAAGATAAGTTATTAGCACAGGCAAAAAAGTTAGGATATGTTAAATAAAGGAATACACACTAAATATTTATTAGATTATAAATACGGAAGAATACGACAAGGTCTGGGCATAGATTGTCATCTGGATAAGCATATAAGATTTAAACCTAAACAACTCAACATCATTTTAGGACACGATAATGTCGGAAAATCTTACTTCGTTTTTTGGTACTTTCTTACACTTGCATTAAAGCACGATTTAAAGTTTTGTTTATGGGCCGGAGAGAATCAGTACGGACAAATAATGAGAGATATGATACAGATGTATTCTGGAGTACCTTTTAAAGAATTAGAAGATACACAGATAAGAAGTTACTCAACTTATTTAGAGCAGTATTTTGATTTTATAGATAATTCTAAACTATATACACCAGCCGAACTATTAGAGGAGTTTAAAAAAACGGATGCAGACTGTTGTTTGATAGACCCCTTTACAGGATTGAGCAGACAATATGGATATGAGGGCAACTATGAGTTCTTAAATATGGCAAGGCAGTTTGTAAACGAAACAGGAAAGACAATATACATAAACACTCATCCAACATCTGAAAGCGGCAGACAAGGTAATTTATTCCCTAAAGGTCATATGTGGGAAAACCACCTTAAGCCACCAATGGCTGCCTATGTTGAGGGTGGAAAATCATTCTTAAATCGTTGCGATGACTTCATAACAATACACAGACTCGTAAAACACGAATCAATGAAATATGTTACTTTAGTGTCAGTAGATAAGATTAAAGACACAGACACAGGTGGAGAACAAACCTTATTGGAAGATTATATTTTTTGTGATTTCAATAGAGGTTTAGGCTTTGAATTGTACGGTGTAAACCCTTTAAATAAATTAAGATGAAACAAGTTCAAACATATATTTTGTTTATGGAAGAATCAAATGGCAAAATATTATTTAAAATAGGTAAATCAACAAATGTTCAAAACAGATTAAGCAGTCATAAATGCAGTAATCCATTAATAACCGAAGTATTTACTTTTAATGAAGATATAGAATCATATTTACATTGTTGTTTTAGTCAATATAGGTTAACAAGACGTTCGGAATGGTTTTGGATGCAAGATATTTCAATAAAAGATACAATGATTTTAATTAAAGATGCATATCATTATTGGTGTTTAGAATACATTGATGGTGGAAACAAAAAAATAATACAAGCTGCATTAGCTTTTGAATATAGTAATAAATATTTAAATAATAATTTTTTATCTGTATTAGATACATATTGTAATTTTCATAAATATGATTATTCAAAATCAATAAAAGTAAATAGAACAAGTGAAAAAACACAAGTGAAAAAAATAAAGAATAATTTGAATAATTATAGAGTTTATTACCAAAACACGAATAATGGATAGTTTAGAAATACTAAAAGCAAAGATAAACCTACAAACAACTATTATAAAGTTTACAAGTAGTATAGAGGAGTTACAGGCAAAGCATCCAGAACGTAAAGACTTAATAGATTCTATGTTAGATTCACTTGAAGACATCAGCTATTTTCAATCCGTGTTTATGCAGTTTGAAGACCAATATCTTTTAGAATGTAAAAGTAATTTACGTTTACAGATGGTTATAAGTGAACAAAAACACGAATTAGAAAAGCTAAATATTTTAGTAGAAAATTTAAAAGAGGGTATATAATGCCACGTTGTAAAAACTGCAAAGAGAAATTTGAAGTAAAACACTTTAACCAAAAGTACTGCTTTAAAAGTGATTGTGTTAAAGTATGGGTAGAAACTGCAAAGGTCAAGAATTGGAAGAAAGAAAAGAAAAAATTGAAAGAAGAACTTGAAACGGTGCAAAGCTTAACTAAAAAAGCACAGGTATACTTTAACGCATACATTCGTGAACGTGATAAGCATAAACCTTGTGTAAGTTGTGAAAAGCCGTTAGGAAGTAAATTCGATGCTGGTCACTACTTTAGTACAAGCCACAAGAACGTAACATTTAATGAGAATAATGTACACGGCCAATGTGTATTTTGTAATCAACACCAACACGGAAACTTACTAAACTATCAAATTGGTATAGAAAAACGAATAGGTGGCGAAGAACTAATAAAATTACACGAAGAAGCACACAAGATAAGAAAGTACACAAGAGAAGAATTAAAAGCGATAATAGAAACCTATAAACAAAAAAAGAAAGATGTTAGTAACAGAAGAAATGCTTAAAAAAGCAAAACAATGGAGTAATTTTGAAGCCAATAAATTTACTGCAAAAGTTGATCAGCCTATTAAGCAAAAAGAATTAACAACAATAGGAAGTTTAGCCGAAATAGTTTTTTTTGATAAATTTCCAGAAGCAAAAAGAATAAGCAATACAGATTACAATGCAGACTTTGTTTTAAAAGAACAACGTATAGATGTAAAAGTTAAATTAGGAAACAATTATATGAAGCCATTTTACGAAGTTTCTATACAAGGAAGTCAAAAAGATTATAATGTAGATTGGTATGTTTTTTTTCATTACAATAGAAAAATAAAAGACTTAAATTTTTTAGGTTGGATCAGTAAAATAGAATTTTTTAAAAAAGCAAATTTTATGAAAAAAGGAGATATATATACAAACAACAACCACGTTATAGAAAATGATGTATACCAATTAAAGATAAAAGAATTAATTAAATAATTAATTTGTATATACGGATATTATAGTTATATTTGTATAAACAAAAAATAAATAATGTTATGAAAGACACAGTAATCGGAAGACTGGCCAAAATCCAGCAAGAACTAAAAGCACCAAAAAATCAATTTAACAAATTTGGCAATTATAAATATCGTAGCTGCGAGGATATACTTGAAGCCGTTAAGCCACTATTAAACGGCTTGGCACTAAATTTAACTGACGAAGTAAAAGAAGCAGCAGGTTATATGTATGTAGAATCTACTGCAATGATTACAGACGGAACAAAGATGCAGGCAGTAAAAGCACAAGCAGGAATTGATCCAAATCGCAAAGGAATGGATATAGCACAAGCGTTTGGAAGCAGTTCAAGTTATGCAAGAAAGTACGCACTTAACGGATTGTTTTTAATAGACGATACTAAAGACGCAGACACAACAAACAAGCACGATAAAAACGAAGTAAAAAAAGAAAAGCTAACTAAAAAACGATTTGAAGACGCATTGAAAGCGTTACAAGATGGCAAGATAAACAAAGCCAAGTTAGAAGAGTTTGATTTATCGCCTTTACAAGTTAAAGCTTTAGAGTTATGTTGAAGATTAGATGTTCAGCACTTGGCAAAATAATGACCAACAGTAGAAGCAAGTCTGAAGTATTGAGTAAGACTTGCAAGACCTACTTACAGGAATTAGCCATTGAAGAAATGTACGGAATCAAGAAAGAATTTTCAAGCCGTTACACAGACAAAGGCAACCTTGTAGAAAATGAAAGCATTTCATTAGCACAAGAAGTTTTAGATTTTGGATTGATGTATAAAAACGAAGAACATTTTAACAATGATTTTTTAACAGGTACGCCAGACGTAAACACGGATAGTATACTTTTAGATGTGAAGAGTAGTTATGATGCTACAACCTTTCCATTTTTTGCCGAAGATATACCAAACAAAGACTACTACTATCAGCTACAAGGCTATATGGCTTTATGTAACAAACGTAAATCAGTTCTTGCATATTGTTTAGTAAACACACCAGATGAAATCGTTGAGGACGAAGTAAGGCGTGAACATTGGAAGAATCATTTAATAGATGAATCTGAAGAACTGCGAACAGATGTAGAAGCCAAACACAATTTTGACCATATACCAACAGAAAAACGAATTAAGACGTTTGAAGTAAGATATGATAAAGACGTAATTAAAGCTATCTACGACAGAATAAAAGAATGTAGAGAATATTACAAAACTTTAATAGATGAAAACACGAAAGACTGACATAGTTACAATAAGAGTAACAGAAGAAGAGAAGAAGCTTTTAAA